CCGGAATTCTGCTGGATGTGGATGGTAACAACCGTTACTACCCAACCCGATCACGCATCACTGGCTAAGGAGCCGTAAATGTCACAGGAAAAAGCACGTTACCGCATCACGCGCCTGTCTTTCATCGGCAACCAGTTGCTTGATCAAGGCGCAGAAGTGGAGTACGACGGCGAGCCTGGAAGCGCGCTGGAGCCGTTGAACGACGCGGCGAAGGCGGCGAAGAAGAAGGCTGATCAGAAGCGCGGTAAATCAGTTGTTGATGATCTGCCAGCGCCGGTCGCCTCCGTTGTCAACGATGATAACGGCGCTATCAGTGAGGACCTTTCCTCTCTTCGCCAGCAGTACGAAGAACTTTTCAACGAGAAGCCAGGCAACATGAAGGCTGAAACGCTGAAAGAGCGTATTGCGAAGAAGCGTCAAGAACTGGGCGTTTAAGCCTCGCGGGTAAAACAGAGGGGCTTCGGCCCCTTTCTTGCAGGAGTGGATTATGGAACTGGTTAACCTGAAAAGCGGTACCGACACTTACCAGGACGAGAGCGGTAAAACGCAGACACGCGATGATTACCCCTGGGGCCTGAGCATCAACCTCGATAACGAGACGCTGAAAAAGCTCGGTGCCACGCCGCAGGAGGTGGGCACTGAGGTGATGATCACCGCCCGCGCTATCATCAAGAGCACCTCATCCCGGGAAAGCGAAGAGGGGACCCGCCACGATGCCTGCCTGCAGATCACAGACATGGCTATGGCCCCTGCCCAGGCTGAGCAGCAGAGGAGCACTGCAGAGACGCTTTATGGCGGGGGTGAGTAATGTCTTCCGTCATCGAGATCTGCAACCTCGCGCTGAGCAACATCGGCAACAGCCGCAGCATCAACAACCTGAACGAGCAGAGCAAAGAGGCCGGGGCGTGCGATCTGCACTATGAAAGCTGCCGCGACTCGGTGCTGGCAGACTTTGACTGGAATTTCGCAACCAAGCGCGTAGCGCTGGCCGACACTGGCAACCCGCCACCTGACTGGCAGTATGCCTATCAGTACCCTACCGACTGTCTTCGAATCACGGAAATTATGGTCCCCGGCCACCGTTATCCGACGGCGGCAATGCGCGTCCAGTACGAGGTTGGCGCTGATTATGCCGGTACCGGAAAGCTGATTTACACCGATCAGCCCAGCGCCTGGTTGAAGTACGTTTCCCGCGTGGCTGATGTCAATATGTTCGACGCTATCTTCGTTGAGGCTCTCGCCTGGCGTCTTGCGGCTGCCATTAACATGCAACTGACCGGTGACGCCTCGCTGGGGAATAACGCGCTGAACATGTACTCAGCCGTGATCCGTAGCGCCGGAACGCACAGCATGAACGAATCTCAGGAACCGGCTGCGCCGGAGAGCGAATTTACTACTGCGAGGTTGAGCTAATGCCATTCAGCTGGATCCAGCCTAGCTTTGCCGGTGGCGAGATTGGCCCGTCGCTTTATGGCCGCGTCGACATGGCTAAGTATGCAGTGGCACTGCGCAAGTGCCGTAACTTCATCGTGCGCCAGTATGGCGGCGTAGAAAACCGCCCGGGCACGCGCTTTATTGGCGCAGCTAAATACCCAGGAATGAGGTGCCGGCTTATTCCTTTCCAGTTCTCCACCGTTCAGACCTACGCCCTTGAGTTCGGTCACCAGTACCTGCGAGTAATCAAAGACGGCGGCTACGTGCTTAACAGCAGCAACGTTATTTACGAACTGCCGATGCCGTACAACGAGCAGGATCTGAGTCGTATCAAATACACGCAGAGTGCCGACGTGCTGACGCTGGTACACCCCAACTATCCGCCGATGGAGCTGCGTCGTTACGCACACGACAACTGGCAGATCGTCCCGGTTGAGACTAAAAACGGGCCGTTTGAGGATATCAACGTCGACGAGTCGATAAAAGTCTACGCCAGCGCCACTACCGGGAATATCGTGCTGACGTCAAATGGCCCTATTTTCGGCGCTGAGCAGGTTGGCAAGCTCTTCTATCTTGAGCAGCCAGCGGTCGATTCAGTGCCTGTCTGGGAGACCAGCAAGACCACTACTGCTGGAGACATTCGCCGGGCGGATAGCAACTATTACCGAGCCAGTACAAGCGGCAAAACGGGCACGCTAAGGCCATCTCACACAGAAGGTTCTTCCTATGATGGGTGGGGTGGCTCGGGTGATGGAGACACAGGCGTCCAGTGGGAATACCTCCATAGCGGGTTTGGAATCGTACGGATCACATCTGTCGCAAATGGCGGTCTCTCTGCAAATGCCACGGTTATTTCTCGCATTCCAGAAAACGTAGTGAGTAGCAGCAAGGCGAGCTATAAATGGGCAAGATATGCGTGGAACAGCTCTAAAGGCTACCCAGGTACGGTCGTTTATTATCAGCAACGACTCTTCTTTGCAGCATCAACTGCCTACCCGCAAACAGTCTGGGGAAGCCGCACTGGCGACTACAGGGACTTTGGAAAAAGCAATCCTACCCAGGACGATGACCGGATCATTTACACCTACGCCGGGCGGCAGGTAAACGAGATCCGCCACCTGATTGACGTCGGCTCGTTGGTGGCCCTGACGTCAGGCGGTGAATTTGTCGTGACCGGTGATCAGAATAAAACGCTCACGCCGTCGTCTTTCTCGTTCAGCTCGCAGGGATCTAATGGCGCCAGCAACGTGCCGCCTATCGCCGTGGCAAACATCGCTCTGTTTATCCAGGAGAAGGGCAGCACTGTCAGGGATCTGGCCTACAGCTTTGATGTGGATGGGTACCAGGGCAATGACCTGACCATCCTGGCTAACCATCTCTTTCAGAAACACAGCATTGTCGACTGGTGCTTTACCATCGTGCCGTACAGTGCCGCCTGGGCTGTTCGTGACGATGGATTATTACTGGCTCTGACGTACCTGCGTGAACAGCAGGTTTTCGCATGGGCACCACAGCCTACTGATGGAAAATTTGAATCCACGTGTTCGATCAGCGAGGGTGGCGAAGATGCTGTGTATTTCGTCGTAAACCGCACTGTTAACGGACAACAGGTTCGCTACATCGAACGCCTGACAAGTCGACTGTTTACCGAAACCGAAGACGCGTTTTTTGTTGACTGCGGCCTGAGTTACGACGGGCGCAACCGGGATGCATCTCGTACAGCACGGATCACTGGCGGGGTGGATAACTGGAGCTATCAGAAGGAACTGACGCTGACCCTCAGTGGCGCACCTTTTTTTGCACCTGCAGATGTTGGCGCACAGGTTCAGATACCTTACATCGAAAATGATGATTCAGGCGCTGCTGTAAATAAAGAATTGCGTTGCAATATAACAAGTTACGTGAGTGGTAACGTTGTAAAAATCATGGCCAGCCGCGACATCCCGCCAGCATTGCGAAACACAGCGATCGCTAACTGGCAGGTAGCCAGACAGACTTTTTCCGGCCTGTCACATCTTGAAGGAAAGAAAGTAAATATCCTGTGTGATGCCAACGTTGAGCCGCAGAAGGTCGTTACTAACGGCGCTGTAACTCTGGAAAACGCAGGGGCTGTGATCCATATCGGCCTGCCGGTTACAGCTGAATTCGAAACGCTGGATATCAATATCAACGGGCAGGAAACGCTACTGGACAAGAAAAAGCTGATCCCGTCTGTAAGCCTGGTAATCAACGCCAGCCGCGGCATATTAGCGGGCACCGATGCAGACCACCTGTACGAATACGCGCAGCGTGAGTTTGAGTTCTACGATGACCCCGTTGCTGACGCTACCGGCGTCGTGGAAGTGAAGTTAGACAGCAACTGGGATAAAAACGGGCGCGTTTACATTCGACAGTCTGATCCGCTGCCGCTGTCTGTCCTTGCCGTTATCCCGCGAATGACTGTAGGAGGCCACTGATGATCGATGCCCGTATAGTGCCGGCTACTGCCGCACATGTTGCCGAAATTCTTCCCCGAGTCCGAAGGGCGGATGTCGAAGAGTTTCTGGCGATCAATGGTTCGACGCCAGAGCAGGTGCTCAATACAGGTCTGAAAATTTCGACCTTCTCCTGCGCCGGGCTGATTAACGGTCAGGTTGTCACCATCTTCGGCGTAGCACCGGGATCAATGATTGGCGGTACCGGCACGCCATGGCTGGTTGGCACCGACGATCTGGAGCGATACCAGCGCACTTTCCTGCGCCGCTGCGGAAATGTCGTCAATGCAATGCTGTCTGTTTACCCTTATCTTGAAAATTATGTTGATGAGCGAAACCACGTCGCCAAGGCATGGCTGCACTGGCTGGGATTCCGGCTTGAAGATGCCGCTCCGTTCGGCGTCGCTGGTCTTAATTTTCATCGTTTTCACCTGGAGAGAAAATAATGTGTGATCCAGCTACCGCGCTTGCTGGCGCGTCTCTCGCCGCCGGGGCGCTTTCTGCCGTCAGCCAGTACCAGTCAGGTCGTCAGGCTGCCGCTGTAAGCAGTGCTAA